CATCTTTTTTTAACATCATGATTTGTTGTTCATTGTCATCAATGATATTAGTAAGTTTAGATGCGTAATTAATACCAGAATAAATTGCTACTAATATGGATATAATAACTGGTATACCTGCTATGTATTTAAAGTTCATTTCTTAACACTTCCATCTTTTTCTTGCTTGTCTTAATCTTGAATTTGGATTTTTTGCTGCTTTAGGAAATTTTTTCATTTGACCAGCGCTCCTTGCACAATAAGATTTACGTCTTTTAGCATCCTTAGATCCTTTTTTAACTTTACCTGTAACAGCTGTCTTTAATTTTGAACCAGGGTTATCTTTTTTATATTTATTAACCCCAGCCTTTGTCATTCCCGCTCCACTTTTAGTAGAGCGAAAATATTTTTTAGTCTTAGGTGGTTGTTTATCACCCATTTAATTTAGACGTATCTTTTAACCCATTCACTAATAATAGTGACGCTTTCGCCATTTACGATATTAGATGGTACTACTATAAAAATATCACCAGATACATTAGATGCTTCTGAGTTGTCAATTCCTCCTGCACTTGTAAAATCGTAACTATCGCTTCCTTGACCTAAAGTTAAGAAAGTTTCATTAGCACTGCCTCCTACATTCCATTGTAACTGAACTGGACTTGCTGCTGCTGCAAGACCATTATTAAACCAAAGTTTTTTTAATATAACTCTGTTACAGGTTTTTCCTTCTGCGTTAGTAGTTAAGTTTCCAACATCTATCATAACTGCTGAATGACCTGAGCCATCAGAAATATTTACATAGCTGTGAACTAATTTTCTTCCACCATCAAATATGTTTCTTGTGGTAACTGAATCTGCCATTTTATCTCCTTGTAAGGGGCGCAGTCATTACACTACGCCCAGGTTGTTAATGTTTATATTTATGCTGTTGCTACGTCTTGTAAGTTGTTAGCTTGAACATACGTAAACGTAACAGTTACTTGACCCGAAGTTGCAGTAGCTCCTGCAGCTATAAGAGTTGCTGTAATTAGTGTATCAGAAGCAAATCTATCAGCTTCATCTAAAGCACCATTAGCTATTGAAGAAGTTTCTCCTAAAGCTTTGACGCTAGTGTTAGCTATAAAGTATGCTGCAGATCCTGTTTTTCCTACAGATACAGTTGCTGAAGTACCAGAGTTACTTACTACTGCACATCTAATTGTAGTTGTAAGTAGTTGTGAGTTTTTTGGTATTACACCTACGTTATAAGTAGTTGTTCCAGCTGCTACTGCTGCGTCAATCATAATTGATTGAGACATTACAACAAAACCTACGTTTGCTCTAATAGTGGTGCCAGCCGTGTCTTGATAAGTATCAGGTATTGTTCCAGCTTTAATTGGTCCTGAAAATCTTGTAGTTCCCATGTCAACCTCCTTGTTGTGTTGTCTAACTTAATTGTTAGTCTTGGTTACTTTATTATAGATAAAAAAAAGGGCGCAGTAAAGCGCCCTTTTTAAATTTAAGTTTTTTTAAAACCTATGATCCTTGAGAACCATAAACACAACGTGGATCTGAATAGCCGTAGCTATATCTCTCACGAGCTTTATATCTCATGTTACCTGTATCAAAGTCACCTTCCATACCTGTAGCAAGAGCAGCTCTTGTGAAGTGTTTAAATCCGTTAGGACAATCAGTCTTTAAGAACCATGCGTCTGTGTCTGTTAAATAATGGTTAACTGTGTAACCTTCAGGTAACATACCCATGTTTCTCATAGCGTTGATATCGTTATCAGCTGTACCGACTCTAAGAGTTGAATTTAAAATTCTATCGGTTACGAATTGGCTGTTTACAGGAATAATTAACTTCCTACCATTCATAGCGACTTTTAAACCTCTTTCATCAATAAAAGCTGCAATATCAATCATACCCTGTTCAAGGGATGTTTCACTGATATCAGCATCAGTAGCACTTCTGTTTGAGAAGTTACCACCAAGAGTTGTAGGATGCGCTGTGTTTACTAAAGACACACCATCACCACCTGCGGTAGCGAAAGCTGTGTTTAGTACGTTTGCACCTTTAACTTGCTTTGTGTATGCCATAGATCTTGCTAAGGCTTTAGTATAACGCGCTGATAAAGTATCATAAAGGTTATCCTCTACTGCTTCCTCAGTAAGAGCAAATGCTAATGCAATTGTCTCATGAGTATATCTTGCAGTGAAAGATTCTTTAGCAGTATCAAATTGAACTGCTGCACCTTCAGCTTTAACAGCTGCTTCACCAAAACCTACTAACATTACTTCTTCTTCAAAAGCTCTGTCAGAAGATTCTTGACTAAAAATCTCGGCAGCTTCGTTTTCATAACGAGCGTACTCGAGTCCAAAGAGGGCGTTCAGGCCTGGTTCTAGCTCTTTGGCTAATTGACTTCTATTTATTGCCATTATCTATTCCCTCTCTATATACCAAGTGTACCAGTACCGCCCATCATTACGTGATTATTAATTTTAATCACAAAGATTGAATGACTATCTCCGATTGTGTTCGATGGAACATCGTAGAAGTGAAGCAATCTTACTTGATGAGTAGCTGTGGTAGCACCTGTGCTTGAATCAATCTCAACACCTGAAACACCAGTAATAGTACTGCCTGCTCCAAATGTTAAGTTGGCGTTTAAGTTAATTGAACTTGTACCTAGCTCAGATCCTACTGAATCTTGCTGTGCAATGAACAACTGTTGAGGATCGTCACATACAAAAGCTTTAGCATCAGTTGTTGCTAAACCTGCTGGTATGTAAGCGTTCCATGTTGGTTTGTTAGTAGTTGGATCAGTGTAGAAACCACCCATAAATACCCCTAGAAGAGCGTCACTTGCTGTTGCTACTTCTACAGTACCGTCATTTTTGGTTTGACGGGATCACCTGTAAAAATTGCAGTAGATTGTGAGCCACCTACGAGATATTGAGTTTGTCCACCATTATTCGGATTCTGACCATTTTTTGCTATCGGTCTAAGACCGAATGGGGCATCTATATTTGCCATTGTTTATCATCCTTTACAATAATAGATTTGATGGCAAAAAGTCTAATCATTAGTCTTTTTTTCCACCAAACGTTACTCGACTCTGCCTACCTTGTTGGATAGGCATACTAGGATGCTCTTCTTTCATTAGATCATTTTCAACTGAGGCTGTCTGTTCATCTGTTAAACGTTTAAAGTAGGCATCTCTGTCTTCTTTAACTTCAACGGGACATCTCATTAATAATAATCCACCCACTCCTATAACACCTTTATATTTACCATCCGTTACAGAAGGTAAATCCAGTCTGTCAGGATATTCATCATTTCTGACAAATTCATAACCAGATCTTAAACGGCCCATGACGTTTTTTTCGTCACTTTCGCCTCTAAATTCTGCTCTAACCCATCTATGATGGAATCCTTCAGGTGGTTCTGGTGCGTCTAAGTTTGAGGGAGGAACCCATCCCCTCTTACGAGCAACCTTTTCGCGGGTTTCGGCTTTGCGTGAGGTCTTCTTCACAGTTTCATTATTATCTTCCATGTTATTACGCCTCCTTCACGTGTTTTGCGTATTCTTCTAGTGGCACACCAAGTTTTTTAGCTATTGCTACCTGAGAGGGTGTGAGTCTAACAGTTCTGCGTCCAGATGACGAGTTGCGGACGACTGAAGCAACTTTTTGCTTCGGCCGTGCTTCCCCACCATCAGAAAATTTGTGGGGGAATTCTTTTCGTATACGTTTATCTAATTCACTATAGTATTCATCGTCTCTTGGGTCAACACCTTCTTTAACAAGATTTTGATGTATATCATAGGCAGTATACGTCATAGCATTATCATTTCCAAACCAAGTATTTTTAGATGCCCAAGCTTCTGCTTGTGGATCAGGTCTTTGTTCGGGTTGAGCGGCTACATTATTATTAATAGTTTGAGCTACGTTTTCTACAGGAGCAGATTCCATTTCTGCTTTTCTGTTAGCAGCTTTTTGTTTTGAAAGTTTTAATCTTTCTGCTTCTATAGTAAGTCTAGCAATCTCTTGATTTGCTGCTACCTGTTTTTCAACATCTTGAGCGTTGATAGCGGCTTCTAATGCTCTTTTAGCAAATTCATTTTGAGTAACTAGTGTTTTTTCTCTTTCGCCAAGATAAGCGTCATTTTGATTAACATTAGAAGATTTCATTTTGTCTGATTCTTCTTTTACTTTTTTAGCATAATCAATTGCCGCTGCTTCACGTCTTTCAGCTTCACGCATTTTTTTAGTAAGTTTATCTATTCTCTTTTTAACTCCAGTGCTATACTCTTCTAGTTCACCTTCGTCTGTTGATGTCGGAGTTGTTTGATTCTCTTCTTCAACAACAGTAATATTAGATTCTACTTCTTTAACATTAGATTCTTTTTGTACTTCGTCTTTTAATTCTACGTCGACTGACTTTCCTGAAGTATCAATAGGAACTAATTTTTCTTCTTCTGTTTTAATTGTTTGTACAGTTTCCATTTTCTCTCCTAAAATATATTAGCAGGTAGAACGTCTCTTGGATCGTCTAGTGTTGCTAATATTTCATCATCATTAATAATACGTAGTTCTCCGCCTTCAATTTTAATTCGAGATCCTGCGTATCGTGTTATTAAAACCCAATCGCCTTCTTTGCACCAAGCTCCATTTGGAAATCTTGATTTATCTGCATATGCATCAGGTCCTACTTTGAGAACTTTACATACATTTGTAGATATCTGTGCTTGTTCGATTGTGTCTTCGGTAAAGATAATTCCTGAAGAAGTTTTTTCATCAAGCTTGAGAGGAAATAAAACTATTCTAAATCCTGTAGGCTGTGGAACTTTCTCTATTTCTTTCTTGTCCTTTTCTTCAACTTTTTTTCCATCCCATATATTTTTAGGAAGTATAAGTTTACTTTTAGTGGCACTTTTAATCATCATTTAGCTCCGTTTTATTTAGCAGGTCCGTGAGTTCCTGTTGTTCTTGTTCTAGGGCATGAAGTTTACCAGTTAGATACCGATAGTCATCCCAATTTTTTACTCCAGACAATATAGCCTGTTTTACTTGGTCTTGTCTAGCTATTAATTGTTTTTTGTAATAAGTAAAATAATTTTCTAATTGCATGCAGCCATCATTTTAGCTAGTTCTTGACATCTAGCAGGAGTTTGAGAATTCCACTTTGAATCTAACATTTGCTTTGACGCTTCAATATAATCAGCTACTTCTAATGCTTTAAACATTTTTTTAAAACGACCTACACCTGTAGTCCCGAGTTGAAAAACCATTTCTGTTATAATATCCTTAGCAGTGATTAAAACAGCTGTGCCCCCTAATAAACTAGTTGCACCATCTTTAGCTATTTGTAAATCTTCTTGAAAAGTTTTTTCTAACATATCTTTAGTGTAAATTACATTTTCTTCCCAATGATCTTCCACACAAAGATGTCCCCATCCCACAGTTTTTCTTGCCAAGCGTGTCTAAATAGACGGTATTCCTAAAACCTTCATGGTCCTTAATCCTTAATTCCAGTGTTTGTGACATATTAATATTCCTTTCTTAAATAAAAATCTTAGTTGGTTTTTGTTTTGATTTTAATAGTTTACTATACCCTCTCGGATATACTTCTATATACCCTCCAGAGTTTTTAGAGTCAACTGCAAACTTTTTTGCAATTTCTGGTTTGTTTGCGTACAGAAATTTTCTTTGCTTTTCGGATTTGAAAGGCATTTATTTTGAGATGCCAAAACCTCTTTTAGCTACGCCACCACCTCTACGTTTAATAACACCTCTTCCAATTAACACATCTTTTTGTGTTACTTGTCCGTCACCACTTAGATCAGTTAGTCCTCCTGCTTTAAAAGCAGTTGGTGTTTTAATAATAGATCCTTCTCTTGAACCTTTAGACATAGATCCACCTTTTGCAGCTTTTTTAGGTTTCTTTGCTGTTTTAGCAGACTGTACAAAATCATTTTTTGTAGGAGCTCCTGCAGATCCAACTTTTCTCATTTTCTCGCCACTACCTGCAGCGAT